TGAGTTGATTGACGCCGTCAAGAGCGGCAATAAGTCTGCGGTGGCTGAGGCACTACAGGCTGCGTTCTCCGCGTGCTATTCAATGCACGAGGAAGAGGACTGACCAATGGCACGCCAGCGCACCTTGACGGAGTTGATTCTAGAGGTGCGCCAGCGGGCCGACATCGAGAACTCTACGCACATCACCGACGCCGAAATTACGCGCATGCTCAACCAGAGCACCGCGCGCCTCTACGGAGAGATTTCCCAGCGTTGCGAAGGTGATTACGCAGTCAAGACGACTCTAACGACGGTCGCAGGCACGGAGTCCTACTCCATGCCCGCTACGTTCTGGCGACTGGCCAGCATCCCGCCCATTACCGACATCAGCGGCAGGCGTTCGGACCTGCGCCGATGGAGCACCAGGGAGCGCGCTGCGTTGCTGGACCCTGTCAGGGGCTGGACTAGCGCACGGCCTGTGTATTACCGGCTAATGGCCTCGGACCAAATTTCGTTTCTCCCGGTCCCCGATGGCGTTTATAGCGTCGATGTCTGGTACATCCCGGCCTCTCCTGAGATGACGCTTGGAAGCGACAAGTTCGACGGCCGCAACGGCTGGGAGGAGTTCGTCGTCTTGGATGCCGTCATCAAGTGCATCACCAAGGAAGAGGGCGACGCTAGCGTCTTCGCTGCTGAACGCGAGACCATCCGACGCGAAATCCTAGAGCAGGCTGCAAGCAAAGACCTTGCGGACACAGACCGCGTGCAGGACGTCGAGCGCGCTCGATGGGCACCGTGGGGACTCTGGGAGTGACTCGCCGCTATCAACTCGAGCAGCCTGCAGCGCAGGACGCGGCCTCACAGCATCAATGGGGCAGCGTCCAGCGGCAGTTGCAGCGACTCGCTACAGATGTCGAGGGCTATTCGCCGGGGTCCGCTGCTAGTTGGGACCCTGCCGCAGGACCGCCTAAAACGCTGCAGGAAGCGCTTGATAGGATTGCAGCCCGTCTAGCATCTAGCGGGCTTGGGCCGTAGTCTGTAGAGGAATCTGGAGCCGCTATGTCGAAGACCAATACGTGGGAAAATGACCTACTTTTGCTGTTGTTCAACAACACCAACGCAAGCTTGATTGGAGACGCTACGGGTCTCCGTGGCTCTACCACAGTCGGGTCGTTTTACGTCTCTTTGCACACGGCGGACCCCGGAGAAGCTGGCGACCAGACTACCTCCGAGGCGACATTTACTAGCTACGCTCGGATTGCTGTAGCTAGGTCTGGAGCAGCGTGGACAGTCACGGCCAACTCCGTGTCTCCTGCCGCTAACATTGACTTTGCTGCATGTACCGGTGGCACAAACACGATTACTCATTTTGGAATCGGGACCGCCTCTACCGGAACCGGGAAGCTTCTCTACAAGGGCGCAGTAACGCCAAATATCGCGGTGGCCTCTGGCGTGACCTGCCGACTCACCACCGCAAGCTCCGTCACGGAGGATTGAGCGTGGCAATCACTACGCTGGACGGGCTCATCGCTGCGTCAAAGCAGCAAGTCCGAATCATCAAGACGGCAAGCGCGACTACCATCGCTGGTCTGCCATTTACTACGCTTGACCTCGCTGGATACCCCGGCGCTGGCTCGCTTACGATTGGCAACACAGCCAACGGGCTAGTGCCGACCGATGCAGACTCCGGATTTCCTCTCATCAACGCGTTTGGTGGTAGCGCTACTGGCTACCTCCAGGCGGTTGATTTCGGCTCCTCGGTGGCTGGTCGCATCACGCTATACGACCGCGTTTTTCACGCTGGGAGCTACGCTCTGACGCCTACCGGGACAACGACGCTTACCGCTCAGCCGTCTTACTCCGGCAGGATGCCCGGTGGAACGGACTTCACCAATACAGAGCTTTTCCTCGAAATCAACACCGTAGTCGCTGCCTCTGCGGTGACTGTCGCGGTGACCTATACCAACCAGGGAGGCACCACCGGACGCAGCACCGGAGCCAGCGCATCGCTGAGCGCATTTACGACCCGGCGTATGGTGCCGATGCCTCTCCAGGCTGGCGACTCCGGCGTGCAGAAAATCGAATCGGTCATCGTTGGCGGAACGGCTGCGGCGACGGGAAATCTAAACGTGGTCGTGGCTCGACGGCTGTGGTCAAACCGCGCGAAGATTGCCAATGACGGAGGGCTGGACGCGTTCGACGCAACTGGATTGCCGGTGCTTTTCGACACGTCTGCGCTTTTCCTCGTCATCGAGGCCGATTCGACGTCGAGCGGCGTCCCTGAGGTGATGGCGACCGTGGTTAGCGGCTAAGCCTATGGGATATCTCCGCAGATATCCCATTGTCCGGAAGCGGAGCGTTGGACGTGTACGGCCGGTCCGCAGTCTAGCGGGGACCGGCACCGGCAGCGCATCGAAGCCGGTAGCGCTGAGCGTCTATCTCGGCGCCGCTGCGGTGGCGTCGAGCGCTGGAGCCGCTACCGCTGCAGCCACCGCTACCGCCACCGCTGCAGGAGTCGCCAGCGCCGCCGGAGTCGCCACCGCATCGGGTACCGGCGCGGCCGTAGCCGCTGCCGTAGCGTCGAGCGCTGGCACCTCGACTGCTAGCGCGGTTGGCGCGACCGCCGGGACCACCGTTTCTGGCGTGGCGTCTGCCAATGGCGTGGCCTCCGTAGCGGGCTCTGGAGCCGCTACAGCAAGCTCCGACGCGTCGAGCGCTGGCGCCGCCACGGTTAGCGCTTTCTCGGCCGCCACGGCTGCCTCAGAGGCGCTCAGCGCAGGCGCGTCAACGGCTGCGGCTGTGGGCGCAGCCATCACCATCTCGGCTGCGGTGGCCTCGGCTGGCGGGACCTCGACGGCTGCTGCTGTGGGGTCGTCTTTCGCTACTGCCTCGGCGGTCGGCTCGGCCGCTGGGAGCTCCTCCGCGGCAGCTTCCGGGATTGGATTCGGGACGATTGGCGTGGTTGGGTCCTCGGCAGGCGCCTCGAGCGCGGTAGCGGCAGCCATCCGCATCGCTCAGCGCTCGACGGACCTCGCGACGCGTCAAGCGGTCTGGGACTACGTCGCCGCGACCTCCGACTCTGCTCCGGTCCGGATGATTCTCAGCGCATCCACGAGCTACGGCTACGTGCAGACGGTCGGCTCGTTCTATCTGCCTGCCGCACGCTCTATCTCGGTGGCCTCCAGAGCCTACCTTGGAGCCAACGGAGCGTACTCGGTGCAACTCGACATCGTCCCGGTGGGTGGCTCTGCTGTGGCGAGTTTCTCGACGTCGTTTGGCGCCGCTGCGTTCCGTGACGTTCCGTTGTCTGCACCTGTGTTCCTGGCTGCTGGTTGGTATGATGTCCAGTTGCTTGCGCCAAGCGTTGGAAGCTCCACGTTTGTTCGCGGTCTCTATCTCGCTGCGTAGGAGTTCTGATGGGTTACGAAGGGCTCCAGAAGCAGACGCTAGAGGTCCGCATCGGTGGCGGTCTCGACCAACATAACGAACCGTTTTTGGTCGATGCACCTAGCCTCCTCGGCAGCGACAACACCCGCGTTGCCAAGGATGGGAGCATCGGCAAGCGCAACGGGGCGCAGCTAGGCGCTACGTCGGGACTGCCTACCGCTACCGGCACGCCTCCGGTTTGCGTCATCGACCAGGGTGGGTCTCTGGCGATGCATCATGCCGAGGGCACCTATCAGCTAGACGAGACCCGGAGCAATTGGCGCAAGACTAACGAACTTGCGCCACGCGTATCGAAGGTGCTTGTTGACTCGCTGGTACGTACAAACAACTCACTTCGATTCTGTGATGTCGCTGTGGCTGGGTCGCTGGTTTGTTCGGTCTGGTACGATGACGAGGCGTCGTGTTTGTTTTACGCGTTCTTTGACGCTGAGACGCTGGCGACCATTGCAGGCCCGAAGAAGTTGGTTTCGACCAATCTAGACTATTGGCCTCGTATCATCGCGTTCGACCCGTCCGGAGGAGTTCCCAGGCGCATCGCTATTGTTGGGACGAATCGAGCAAACACCGGGGTTTATTGCTCTATTTATCAGCTTTCGGCCGGGTCTTACACGTTCCCGGCGCCGGTCTCTGTTGGGAGTTACAGCCATCCCAGCATTATCGGCAGCGTCATGCACGACGTTTGCGATTCTGCAACGGCAGGCAACTTCACGGTGTGCTTTCCAAACAATGGAAACACCATCATCAACGATATCGGTCCCACAGGCACCGTGGTCGCTACGCAGACCGCGACCGGGTTTTACGCTCGGAGCATCACCTACAACGCGCCGCTAAGTTCGCTTGTAATGCCGGGGCTGTTCTCGCCTGGGTTTCTCTACACCGGCAAGCTCGCGAGGATGCCCGCTGACTACTCAGCGGCTCCGACGCTCTCCAGCCTGCACACGCCCACCGGAACCGACTCCGAGGCCGTGACCGTCGCCGTCGAGCAGCAAGATGGTCGCATGGTCCTTTTTTCGGACTATGACGTGGTCCGAATCAGTAGCTCTTATGTCAAGACGTCAGAGGGCACGCACAACTATGAACCTATTGCCAAGGCCGCCTACCTCTACTCAGCAACCGGAGTCGAGGAATGCGTCTGCCTATGCGCTGGGACGACCTCCGAGACCATCACCGGGCTTCGCTCGTCTGCCCCAGGGGCAACAGTTGGCGCAATGTTCCCGGCCACCAACGCGCTCTCGGAGTTGCGGCTTGGCCACCGCGCAGCGTGCTTGACTGACGCTGTTTATCATTACGATGAAACCTTCTCAACGCCGGTGCCGGTCTATAGCCTCCGGCATCTGTCAAGCTCTCCGTTCGTCGGCCGTGAAGCGTGGAACGTGGTCCCGGTAGCCACCGGCATTCGCTCCGCATCGACGGACGGGATTTACAAGCTCCAGATTGACGCGGTCCGGTCTAGCTACATCGTCCCAGGGACGCTTACGTCAGCGACTGCAAACGGCATTAGCCTGACGGCCAGCGGCTGCGGAGTGACGTGCCTCGACTCCCAGCAACACGCGGAGCTAACGCCACCGATGCCACTCGCTGGCGGGGTGATGCAGGGTGCCGACACGTCGCTTAGCCATGGTGGGACGGTCTGGCCCTTTGGATATAAGAATCCATCAAACCCTCTAGCGCCAAAGACGATGCGCTATGTCCTGGTATACGTCTGGACTGACGCGCAAGGGAACAAGCACCGCTCGCCTCCTAGCGCGGACGTGGTTGTTGAACAGGATTCAGACGCAGGGAATGAGTTTGGTGGCGTGGTATCGGCTGGCGCTCCGTACTACCCGCCTCGCATCTTCCTCGAAAAGCCACGTTTCAACGCGCTGAACGGAGACCGCACGACGCTTCTAGAGGTCGAGGTCTACGCCGGAAATCCGTTCGATACATCCATCTTGTATCTGCTCGGGACGTGTGAGCCGAAGCAACTAAACAGCCGCACCGATTATATCGCCATTTGTTGGGATGCAGCGGGTTTCGATACGCTGGTTTCGCACTCGGTGTGGACGCATGACGGTGACGGGTTCTCGACTCCTGCGCCCATCGAAACGCTGGGTTTGCCGCTGTACTACGGGGTCACCGGAGAGCTAGAGCCGTCCCGCGCGCCTGCGCTGCTGGACCTGTGCTCGACTCAGTCCAGGTTGTGGGCGCTAAGCGCGGAGAACCGCTTTCAGGTTTGGCCATCAAAGCCGCTTGTCGCTGGCATCGCTCCGGAGTTCTCAACCGACCTCGTCACCACTATCCCGGCCGATGGAGGCCCGTGCGTGGCGGTTGCTTCGCTAGATGACAAGGTCGTGATTTTCAAGCAAGACCGCATCTTCGTTCTCTTCGGTGACCCGGGCCTTGCCGATGGCTCGCAATCATCGCTGCAGCCTGCTCGACTCATCTCATCAGACGTCGGCGCCGACTCTCCCGCAAGCGTTGTCGAAGGCCCGTTCGGCGTGTGCTTCAACTCCGCGCGCGGAATCATGCTGCTAGACCGAGGGCTTGCGCTAACGCCCATCGGAGAGCGTGTGCTCGACTCGACAAGCGGGCTAGTCGTTACCTCTGGAACGCTGGTAGCAGCCGAGACCGAGGTTCGATGGACGCTCGATTCTACCGGCTATTCGCTTGGCACTTCCACAGCCGTCGTTTGGAACTACAAGCACAACGTTTGGCACTCTTACTCCACGTTTCCAACGTCGTGCGCCACGGTGTGGAATGGCGACTTTGCGCGCTTTGGCGCTAACGGATTGCCGTACATCGAGACTCCGGGGACGTGGACGGCATCCGACACCGCCAACAGCGTATTGACCACCGCTTGGATTCGTCCCGGAGGGCTCCAGGGATTCATGCGCTTGTGGCGCATCCTGCTTATCGGGCGCTGGTACACCGGATGGCTCAAGGTCGAAATCGGATATAACTACGAAGACGACTGGAAGGAGTCGCGGCAATGGACCGCGACGGAGCTAACCAGCTTCGCAACCCGTGGCCAAAGGCTGCAAGTTCGCATCGCTCCAAGTGAGCAGAAGATCGAATCATTCAGACTTCGAATCACGGAGCGCGCTACAGTTACGCAGCCTGAAGGCGCATCGGACACCGGCAGAGGCTTTGAATGGGTCGCCATCCAGCTAGAGGCCGGAATCAAGCGCGGGGGCTTCAAACAGTTGGTCGCGGCTGCTAAGAGGTGAAGAAATGGCGAACGCATACGACCGCACCATGCAGGCTCGGCAGCGAGTCCTAGAGCAGGCCCAGCCCTACAGTCGAGCAGCGCAGCAGGCAGCCTCCGAGGCGCGCTCTACCGCGCTGATGGGCGCAGCGTCTGGCACCGTCAATCCGCTCCTCGCCACGCGTCGAGCTACCCGCGCAGCCTCGGCCGCTCGCGAGCCTTTCCTGGCTCAGCAGGCGGCAGCGGTCTCGAGGGCAACGCAGGTTGAGCAGGAGAGGGAGCGCGCTATTCAGGAGCAGGAACGGACGGCGCAGCAGCGCCTAGGCGGCTCGCTGCTGTCTGCCGGTGGCCAGATTCTCGGGACCATCATGCCCGCATTCGCTCCCGCTGCAGGACTCGCCACCGCAGCCGGTCAGGCCATCGGAGGCCAGCAGGCCGGGGCCGGTATCGCCGGACTTATGCAGCAGATGCAGCCGGGACAGACTCCGAGGGCGCAGACGCAGACCGCGCAGCCGTCTACGCCTCTGGCCGGGATGTCGGCAGAGCAGGCACAGGAGACCATCGATGCTAGGAGGGCGCAGCGCATGGCCGCAACTGCTGCCGCTAGGCGTCCTCCCGGCGCCATCGGTGGTCGCATGGGTTCAGAGCTTATTGACCCGTGGGCCGCTCAGCGCGGAGGCTACTGATGTTCCCCGACGAGAACCTGCAGCCTGCCGATTTCTTGCGCCAAGAGGGCGACATCGGATATTTCCAGACTCCTGATGGGTCTCGCGTTTCCGTTGATTTGCGCCAATCGCCCTACGCTCGCCAGATTGCAGCGCGAGCGCTTGTCGAGCGTAGTGCGCAGGGCCAAGCGCTAGACGCTCCGGCGTTGCCTCCTCCGCCTCCGACGCCTGCACCGGGGCCGATGTCGCTGCCTAGCGATGAGCCGATGTCGCGGCCTGCTACGCCTCCCGCTGCTCCTCCGACGCAGACGCCGGACGAAATCCGGCGTCAGTACGCGCTTACCCAGATGATGCCAGCGTTTGCGGGACCGCGGCCTGCGCAGCCTCCGGCTCCTCCGCGCTTTGTCGGTACGCCGACCCCGTACGATATCGCCAACATGTCGCAGGCGTTCGCGCAGCCGACTCCGACGCCTGCGCAGTTCCAGCAGATGACGGCTCCGGCTCCCGTTGCCCCGCTGGGAGCTCCAGCAGCGCAGCAGCAGCCCTCGGGGCAGCCGATGCGCATCCGCGCTCCGCAGCCCTCGCTTGACTCGCTGATGGTCCCGCAGGGATACGCCCCAGGGCTCATCGAGGAGCTTGCTGGAGGCACTCCAGGCAGCCGGTCAATGGACCGGCGCGAGGCGCTTATCGGTCGCGAGGCAGACCTACTGGCTCAGCGTGCCAACGCAGCCGCTGCCGCTGCCGAGGCAGAGCGCGATGCCATCGACGCCAGCGCATCCAGAGCGCTCGAAATCGAGCAGGACAGACGCTCCGCAATGGCCGATGCGCAGCAGCGCTACCAGCGCTCCGTGGATGCTCTGGGAGCGATGCGAGAAGACCCCGCACGGCTGCTGCGTAGCGCTGCCGGTGGAGTGTCGGCCGCCATCGCAATCGGGCTTGGAGCCGCTGGCGCTGCGCTCTCCGGAGGTGGCGAAAACACCGCTCTTGCCATCGTTCAGAGGAACATCGACCGTGACATCGCAGCGCAGCGAACGGACATCCAGACGGCCGGGACGGCTGCCGAGGCGCAGCGCTCCGTGCTCGGCATGATGCGTCAGGAGTTCAGCGACCAGAATGCAGCGGAGTCGGCTGCTAGGTCTGCAATGCTAGCCGCTGCCGCTGCGCAGGCTCAGCGCGTTACCGCTGGCCTCGACAATCAGGCGGCGCAATTGCGTGGCGAGCAGATGGTCCAGCAGTTCCGCGACGAGAGCGCGGCAGCGGCTGCGCAGGCGCAAGCGCAGGAGGCAGAGGCGCAACTCCAGCGCAGGCTGCTCGAGGCGCGCGCTCAGCGCGTCGAGCTTGCCAACATCGGAACGGCTCGACGGCTCCAGGGCGGTCCCGGTCGCGCGCGCCCAACGACGGCACCACAGGCCAGATTCTACAATGCCACGTTTGATAGCCTCGACACGCGTCTCCCGCTTGGTGAGCGCGTGCGCATCGCCTCCGAGGCGAGCGGCATCCCGATGGGAGTCGCTGGAGCTTTGGCTGGTGGTCGGTTTGCCGAAGGTGCAGGCTCTGAGGAGCCACCGCAGCTAACCACCGCGCGCATGGATGTCGTCAATCGCATGTTGCTATCTGGAGCCACCAGAGAGGCTGCCGCTGCATCGGTAGGGTTGCCGGTATCAATGCTGCCGGAAGTTGGCCAGTTCGCAGCAGGACAGGACGACCAACAAAGCGCGAACGTGTCCGCGCTCTCTGGTGCGCTTGACAGGCTAGAGGCTCTTTTGCCTCCGGCTGGCGATGATATCCCCGGGATTGGCGCTACAGGAAGCCTACCGATGTCTGGTCTTTCGGACCGAGGCAGGCAAATCCGAAACGCCATTGAAAATGCCGTTGACTTGCTCGCACGGACAAGGTCGGGGGCTGCTGTGACCGAGGGAGAGCGGGAAAGTTTCCGTCAGATTTTGGGAGCTACGGGACGAGACGAGGAACTCCGACAAGGAATCAGCGCTCTTCGGCGCGATATTGAATCCAGGCTCATGCGTGCGCCGTCTGGCCAGTCTCCCACGGAACGCGCTGCCACTAGCCGCGCGCCCGGTATGATGGGAGTCCGCTGATGGACCCGGAAGACGCGGTCGCAGCAGCGGCGCCACCGCCTCCAGCGGTAGCGGCTACCGTCGTCCTCCGGGACGGCAGGTTGGCCGATTTCGACTCGGCCGAGAACGCGCAGGCGTTCATGAGCGCGAACCCTGACGCGGTCGTCGGTCTCGATACGCCGGAGTTGCAGCGCGCGCGCGAACTCTCCGCGGAGTACGGCAGCAGCCCGTACATTGCAGCCGGTCTCGGAGCACTCCGAGGGGCTACGGTCGGGCTCTCCAGCGGAGCGGCCGGTCTGCTCGGGCTGGGAGAGTCGGAGCGCGCCTACCGCGAGGCCAACCCAACCGCTGCTCTCGGTGGCGAGGCACTCGGTGTGGCCGGGTCGATGCTGTACGGTGCTGGCGAGGTCGGGCTAGCCGCCAGGGCCGCTAGGGCAGGGCTTGCGGCCCGTACCGCGCTCAACGCCACGCGTGCCGTCACGGCGCCTGCTAGGGCGCTGCTAGGCGTCTCCGAGGCTGCCGGGGCTGCCGTAGGTCGGCGCATCGCTGGAGAGGGCGCTGGCGCGCTCGCTAGGGTCGGCGCTGGGGCTGCTGCGCTGGCGACAGAGGGCGCTATCGAGTCCGCAGCCTACGAGGCTGGGGGCATCCTCTCAGAGCAGACGCTCCGGGAGCCTCCAGCGCTAACCGCTGAGAGCATCCTCGCTCGCATCGGGACGGCTGGACTCGAGGGCGGTTCGCTTGGTGCTCTGCTCGGTGGCGGGCTCGCTATCGGTGGCGCCGGAGCGCGCGCGGCTACAGCTAGCGTCGAGCAACTCTCGAGGTCGCTACGGCAGCGACTTGGGCGCGATGCTGCTCCCGGTGTCGCTGAGCTAGCAGCAGACGCCTACACGCGCGCGGCGGCGTTCGCGCGCGGCGCAGACCCTGACTCGGTGGGGCAATTCACCAGACTTACACCAGAGGCTCGCGAGGCTCGACGCATCGTCCAAGAAGGACCGGACGCTACGTTTGAAGTTGGGTCTCGCCAGATTCAATCGAACCTGGACAACGTCTTTAGGAACCTTGACGGCGTGCTTGATGAGGCCATCGGCGCGCGCAAGCTTGACGACGTCGAGCGCGTGATTCGCACCGACACCGCTCCGGACCAACTCCGTGTAGCGAACGAGGCTATCGAGCGTGTTCGCGCGATGGCAAACGACATCAGGACGGACCCCAATACGTTCGGGGTCGCTGGCGCTGCAGCGCGTCGGATGGAGTTCGCGTCAGAGGCTGCGCAAGCTCGAATCGCATCAGCGCTTGCCGATGAGGCGATGAGCGATGCGCGCAGGGCGACCGAAATCTTTGGGGCTACCGACGTCCTAAAGCGCCAAGTTGGACGCGCTCGACAAGCGGTTAGGGAGCGTGGTGCGCGGGAGATTGTTGACAACCTCTACGAGAGCATCCGCAGGCCGCTTGAAGATGAGTCGGTGTGGGGTGAGGGGTTGCGCGGAATCCAGACGGAAACCAATGCGGCCTGGAACGGGTTTTTGACGTGGGATGGCGACTTTTCTCGACGCTTCACCCGGGATGGCGAGGGCGACGGTTTCGACCGCTTGCGCGCTGCTAACTCCGGAGGAGTGAGTTCGTTTCTTGGCCAAATCGGAAGGGCAGCCAACGAAAGCCAAGAACAGATTTTCCGCGACTGGCTTACCGGCACGACAAGGTTGACGGACTCCATCGGCAGCAACTACGCCATGAGTCCGGCCAACGTCGCCAAGCTCTCCACGCTCCGGCGGGACATCGCATCGTTGCGTTCGGCCTACGAAACCACCGCGCGCCGCGCTGGAATCCTCGCCGACTGGCAAGCGGTCTCAGGCAGTAGCGGCTCCGGGCTCGCTGGCGTTCTTGGGAGCGCTGCTACCACCTCGGCCGTGCTCGGTGGCGGGGTAGGCGCATTCGGGCCGCTAGGGGCCGCCGCAGCGGGTCTGAGCGCCATCTCTAACCCGGGCCGCGTGGCGACTCTGCTCGGCAGCGTCGAGCGTGCTACGGCGCGAACGAACACGGACATTTCCGGGTCCATCCGCAGGTTCCTCCGTAGCGGCTCCGAGGCCGTTGGAGCGGGAGTTAGGACGACCGCTAGGGCCATCCCTGCCGCTGCTGCTGCCGCTCGTACCGAGGACTCTCGCAAGCGCTACCTAGCGCGGTCCAGGCGCATCGAGCGCGACCTAGCGGACCCTGCCGGGACATCGGAGCGTTTGGCGGTCTCTACGCGTGACCTCGAGCGCGTAGCTCCCAGCGTGGCTGCCGAGGTCCACGCTGCAGCCGCTAGGGGCCAGCAGCATCTAGCGGAGACCCTGCCGCAAGGCAGGCGCCTCCAGGGGCAGCTATTCGGCGCACGGACGCAGCCGCAGCCCTCGCCGGAGCAGATGCGCGCCTGGATGCGTCGAGCAGATGTGGTCGATGACCCGTTGACCGTGCTCGACTCGCTGCGCCGAGGGGACATTAGCCGGGAGGAGGTAGAGACGCTCCGGGCGGTCTATCCCGCGCTCCACGCTCGCATTGTCGAGGAGGCTACTCGGCAAATCGTGGACGCAGCGGCTCCGCTCTCTTATCAGGACCGAATCCGACTCGGAATCCTGCTCGGGATTACTAGCGACCCCTCGCTAGACCCGGCCACGCTTGCTACCCTGCAGGCCACATATCAGCAGACAACGGAGCAGCCTAGTCCGCAAAGGACGCAGCCAGCACCGCGCGTGGCCTCGCAACTCGCTACAGGTACAGAGCGCATCGAAGCGCGGAGGTGATGATTCATGGCTCTACAGAATGCAGCGGTTTCCGATGGGGCAGTCAACACTATCCGTGGCGCCGGTTTCGGTGGCTTGTCGGTAACGAACGTTGGGACCACCGCGACCGCGTTTGATGTCAGCGCGTGGCAAGGACAGCTTATCGAAATCGTCACGCACAACGGATTTGGCTGGTACCTATTTGCCGAGTCCGCCAGCGCCACGATTGACCCGACCATCACCGGAGTCACGTCGGCTGCATCGGCTAACGCTGGCGTTCCGGGGCTCATCGGCACAAGCGTGCCCAAGCAAGTCTCGGTGCCGATTAGCAGCAACTCCGGCACCGGCAGCACCGTTACTGGCAAGGTTTTCCTGCTCGTCCGCAGCCACACCGGAACGGTGGATTGCAAGGTCCACCGGGCATGAGAGGGCGCATTGTCTCGATGACACGTCGCAACGGAGCCCGATTCGTCTCGGGCTCCGGAGGTGGCGCGTTTCCGGTTACTCCTAGCGTGCCAGTTGCCCCCACGTTCACAGGCACGTTGAGAGTTGTTGACGGGACGACGTACTCCACAATCACGGCCGCTCTCGCTGCGTCTGCCGCTGGTGACCGGATTCGACTTGATATCAACATCAGCGACGTGGTGACCGTCGATAAGTCAATCGAAATCTTCTCGACGTCTGCAAAGAAGCTCTCTTCCACCTCGTTCGGAACGACGCTGACTATCAGCGCAGGCGTTTCTAACGTCTACCTGCATGATTTTGAAGTCGAAAACACCAACGGTCCCGCGTCGTTCGCTTCGTGCATTACCGCTCTAACGCAAACCGCGTCCGTCCCTAACGGTTCAACCGGACTTCGCATGTCTGGACTGACTGTGACGTACCCATACACCGCGCTTTACATCGCCGGAAACGGGTGGGTCATCAACGGTTGTACGTTCAAATGCAACACGACCACTCCGGGACAAGCTGTGTATCCGGTTGTCAACTATGGCTCTGCTGGGACGTGCATCCTAGCCAGCAACAATTTTCACTCAACGGCCGAAAACGGGCGCGTTACCTGCGTCTACCAAGCCAAGAATCTGGTTGGCGGGTTCTACTCTGGCCACAGCGGGACGTTGGTAGTCAGGGACAGCACAATCACGCTCAATGCGGCCGTGTCGCTGTCCCACTTCTACTGGATTCTGTCTGTCACTCCTCCCGGCGCATCTCCTGTCCCGGTGGCTAATGCGCTGGAGTTCTATCTAACCAATAACACAATCTCGACTTGGGCAAACGGTGGCATCTGTCGCATCGTAAACGACGCTATCGAGGGGCTAGACCCGCTCTCGTTTTTCTCGTCGCTTATCCTCGACGGAAACACCCAGGGTGCTTCGACATCGACCGAAATTGGTCTATTCGCAGTTGACAAAAACACCGAATCGGTGCCCTCGGTGTTGCGTCCTACCGGCAGTCCCGGGACGTTCTACGCGCGCAACAACACACGCTCAACGCCTATCGGCGCAGGCTGGACAAACTGCAGTTCCACCTCCGCTTTGGTCGGATGTCTGTCCGCGCACTACTACGCCACCAACCCGCTGTTGGGTTCATCAGCGACATTTGACCCGCTGCTGGTTCCCTCGCTGCTGCTCTGGTACCGGAGCGACGCAGCGACCGTGACGGGTGGCGTGGTGGACGCTCTGACCGACCAGAGCGCCAGCGCCATCAATGCGACCTCGAGCGGCTCCGCACGACCCGCTTACACCGCGTCCGATGCTGCGTACGGAGGACGTCCATCCCTGTCGTTCGACGGCACGGACGACACCGTGTCAGCGACCGGCGTCAACTACTCCAACCACACGATTTTTCAGGTCTGCCGCTCTGCTGGGGCTGCTGGCTATCGGCCATTCTGGAGACGGCAGGCCGCGGTCGGAAACGATATCGACTACTGCGGACACCGCGTGGACGCTCTGTTTGTACGGAATAACCTGCTCACAGCATCCTACAAAACCAACGCCACCAATTGGGGTGTGACTGCCTCACCAATCACTATTAGGGCGCAGTACGGAGGGACGCATGCGACCCACCTGCTATGGGCCAACGGTGCATCTGTGGCGCTATCGAGCGGTACCGCCAACGACCCCGGCGCGCTTGCCTCTGGCACGCTGCGTCTGATGTCCGATACAGCCACTTGGACCAGCGGAACGTGGGCAGAATTCCTCTGTTACTCTCGAGTCCTGACGGCAAGCGAGTCCGCGCAGGTAGAGGCGTACCTCCGCAGCCGCTTCAATCACTACTGAGGTTCCATGTCATCTGTAAGCGCGTTCCGCGTCGTCTACCTAGAGACTCCATCGGGCTATCAGCCCGGGGACGAGTATCTTCGCCACATTGCGTTGACGTCTCTAGATGCTCCAAAGGATGACGTGGTCGCGCTCCTCGACTCGCCAGCGGGTCAGCAGATGCGCTCTAATGCGATGGCTATTTATGCGGTCGTGCTCGACGTCGTCGCCACCGATGCAGGAGACGGGACCGAGGCGCTAGAGTACGTCGTGGCCTCTCCGACGTTCCTCAATGGAGGTAGCATTGAGACGCAGACCACCGGGCTTTGTGAGCTAGTGCGGGACCTGCTAGTGACGCATTTTCCTTGCTCTCCGGTGGAGTATCTGAGCGGATTTTCCAGGTGAAACGCTACCGTCTAGCAGCCACGCTCGATGGTGAGCGCGCATGGCTAGAGGCTGCCCGTCAGGACGGGACCGCTTACCTCTGCGACGATGTCGAGGAGGCTCTAACTATGCCTCTGGCGCAGGCGATTAGCCTCGCGTGTTTCTTGTCCTCTGGCTCCGAGATGACCTTTGAGGAGGTATGCCTTGCCTAAGTTGGACTGGCCCCAGGCGGCTGTGATGGTTGCTCTAGTCGTTGCGGTTGCTGCGGTCTGTCTGTTCGCTCCGGAGGACCTCCGTGCGCCCATTGCAGCACTCATCACAGCCTCTGCAGGTATCCTGCGCTCGCCTGCTAGCAGAGTTGATTCTTGACGCGGTTTCTCGACCTTTGTGCGGAGCAGGTTGACCCGTTTCCAGCCAAGGGGACACCACCTAAGCCGCAGTCAAGGCACGGCCGAGACGGCAAGACGCACAAGCGTAGAGCCATCGACGTTACGGGCATCACCGTCCATCAAACTGCATGCGTTTTTGGTCCTAGTGCAGACCGCGAAAAAGCCTACCGTCGAGCGCTAGGGATTCCTGCTCATGCGGTAGCGTTTCGGGATGGCGTGGTTGCATTGCCAGCCCCGCTTGATTGGTACCTTTATCACGGCAACGAACTCAACGGCCGCACGCTAGGGCTCGAAATCGAGGGCGTTTATCCGGGCCGTCCAGGCGGTCCAGTCTGGGGGAAGCAGCCTCCTACGCCGCTTGATGCGCTAGCGGTGGAGACTGCATGCGCAGCGCTGCGCAGGCTCGTCGAGGAGGGACGTGCGATGGGCATGCCCATCGAGTGGGTATACGCTCATCGGCAATCAAACGGTCAGAAGCCAAGCGACCCAGGCTTTGAAATCTGGCGTGACGTCGTGCTCGGATTTGGCGTTCCGACACTCGGCCTTAAGACACGCGTTCGGGAGATTGTCGGAGATGGAAAGGCCATCCCAACCATCTGGGACCCTGACGCATTCGCCTCGTACTGAGCGCGCTGCTAGATAGCGGCATGAATCGCTATCTATTGGTCGTGCTACTGCTGGCGTCCTCCACAGCGTCCGCTCAGCGCAGGGACTCCGATGCGCTCGTTCTGGCGCGTGTCTGTGCCCACGAGGCCGGATGGGATGCGCTGGAGGATTGCGCCGCCATCCATGCAGTCTTGCGCGGTGGCGCTGAGCGCCACGGCATGACGCTCCGTGCCTACGCCTACGCCTACAGCGGCAGAGCGCTCCGGGGGCAGACGTCGCGACCGTGGATGGCTGCGCTACGCGAGGACGGCGCAGAGCCTGCGGGCTGGCCTCGAGTGCGCTACGTCGTCCAGCGCGACGGCTCGGCGCGCGCGGCAGCGCATCCCGCCTGGAGCGGCTATCGGGCGCAATGGCTTGCGCTGCTGGCCTATGCACGCTCGCTAGTGGCTGGCGACGTCGCATCATCATGCGTCGAGCCTCCGCACGATTGGGGAGGCTCTATGGACGCTGCAAGGGCTACCCGAATCGGACTCGTCCCCGTAGACTGCGGAAGGACGCGCAATCAGTTCTATTTGCGCCCATCCATCATCGCATCTCGGGAGTAGTAGCCGTGGCCTGGACAGACACACTTATTGCCGTTGGGAGTGTTGCCTCTTCCGGCGTGGTCGCATCGATTGTGGGCGGATGGAAAGGGAAGCAGCTTGCGGAGCTTCAACACGCCCAGACAGCCGCCAAGACCATCGAGTCAATGGAGCGCCGGTTGACGCGTAGCGAAGAGCGCCACGAAGAGTGTGAGCGCCAAAACGCAGATTGTGAACGGCGCTACCGTGAACTCCGCGCTGACATCGATGTGCTTCGGGCACGCTCCATCTCTCCGGGTCCGCTGTGAGGACCGCTGCGCTAACGCTCGCGCTGCTGGCCTCCGGCTGCGTCTCAGCGCAGCAGACCGCACGGCACTCGCTGGCGGTCGCTGCCGTAGCACTACGGGAGACAGACGAGATACTAGCGCCACGCTACGCAGAAGCCTCTAGCGAGGCGCTGGGGAGCTCCCAGACGCGCGCGGAGTACGATGCGACCATGCGGCCGTGGGATGCCGCCGAGAGCGCGGAGCGCGCTGCGCTGCTGGCGCTGCTGTCGCTGGAGTCTCTCGTCGATGCGTGGACCGACTCCGGTCGGAGCTTCATGGCAGCGGCTCCGTGTGGCCTGCAGACGCTCTCCAGGCTCGCGCAGGCGCTGGCGGCAGTCGGCGTTAGCCTCGGGCCGCTATCGGGCGCCCTGGGCGCCCTGTCGAGCTATGCGGGGACGTGCCATGACGCCGACTGAGATTGCGCGTACAGCGCTCGACGTGGTTGGCGCGCTCATCGAGGTCATCCGCGCAGCCGAGGAGGCATCACGCGGAGAGGACCCGGCGCGTGTACGCGAGGTCCTCTCCGGAGAGTTGCTGACATCGGCTCGACGTGCCCACGCTGAGCTAGAGGCTAGCCTCAAGTTTCGCGAGCGCTAGCAGCAGCGATTACTGCTGTTAGCCATTACTTATTCGCTTGCAAGCTTTCATTTGCTGCGCGCAACCGGAGCACCTCTGCTTCCAAACGCTCCCCGGCCCATCCGCCTACAGGCTTTCCGGTGTCTGCGTCTCTCGTCAGCAGCATCCCGGTGTGGTGTAGGCCCCACGAACGGAGGGTGAGTACAAGCTCTGTTGCCGCCTCTAGAAGTTCATTGTTATCGGTCATTCGCTGTCTCCTCGCTTATTATGATGGATAAATGCGTTCCAGAGCCTCCCTGAGCCTTTTGTTCTCTTTTTCGGCGGCATGAAGACGCTTAATGTAACTCTCCCGCATTGGCTAGCGCGTGGGCGTGCGATGCGTCTAGCTCCAGCCTCGCTCTGACTCTGCCGTCCACCGGCTCGACCTCCCATAGCTCTAGCTCTATTGAGACCGTCCCAAAGCGTGCGCTTGTTGGCACTCTCAACGCTGAGCAATGGTCGGAGTCGATGACCTCCACAAGCGTTCGCTTGATGCTCATGGCCTCCAAGACCTCTTGGTGCGCTCATCGTAATCTGTCTCCGCAGCCATTCTGTCATCAATCGCACCCGCCCATCGAACCGCCACAGCCGCGACTTGGATTAGCTCCTCTCGGAGCCTCTCCTCATCGTGCTCCTCGAGCGCTTCAAGAACTTCCTCGAGCAGCACCAGCGCCCACGGCACCGCGAATGCAGCCTCGGCGCGCGCGCGCACTGACGCAGCGGACGGCAGCGGGAGCGCTTTGTCGAGATGCTGCCCCGTGCCGTCCCAGTAATCGTGGGCGTCGAGGTAGCCTAGTGAGCGCTGCCGGTCGCGCTCGGCGTAGACGTCCATCATGACGTAGATATCACGCTGGTTCACAATGACCTCTTGGCATAGAGCCGCACGGGCTATGCATTGGCGAGCCTCCGATATGTCGCAACCACCGTCGCCATGGACGCTTCGGAGACTCGTCTGCGTCCACTCATAGCCATTTGTACCGTCTTTATGGATAGCCCGCATGCACGAGCAATCTGCGCATTCGTTGGAGCTGGAGAGTATGGAGCAATCACTCCGGCCTCTGTCTCCGAGAGCATCCTACGTGCTCCCTCGATAGCCCCGCTCCGCGGTACGTACAAAGGCGAAAACCGCCTGCGCATCTCGTAGAACGGCCATCCCTTGGCATGTAGTGCGCGCATCAAATCGAGCATTATCTCGACGTCCCGGAGCGCTTCCTCTGTGGTCCGTGGCCTATTCCGCATCTCGCCACCTTCCGGCCGCTTTGATGGCTGCATGCGTTGTCCTCGCCATGCGTAGATGTTGCCGATACCGCGCACCCTGCGCCCAGATGGCCTGCCGTCTCTCCTCGTCTGGCTGCGCCGATGCCTCCGCGTCCGCTGCGTCTGCCAGCCTTGCTAGGCGCTTCATTTCGCCCTCGAGTGTCATCAGAAGATAGCGGACTTGGTCACGCTCCAGAATCGCCATTGGACCCCCTAGCAACGTGCGCTGCGTAGCGTTGGTCGGCCGTGTCAACGGATGCCGTCACAGCCTCCGAGGCGCGCAAGATGGCGCTGCTGTCCGGAGGCGCCACGCCTGCCGATGCCCACGCTAGAGCGCCAGCGAGTGCCCGGTGCGCGGCGTGCATCGTTGCCCTGGTTTCGTTGAGAAGCGCGTATGTCTCCGCAAGCTCTCGCTCTGCCTCCATGCGCTGGCGCATGGAGAATCGGACGTGAATGTCATCCACCATCGGAGTGCTTCGGCGTGCCGCGCGCTGCGCCTCATCGCGCTCGATTTGACACTCTCCAAGCCTGCCCTCTGCCAGCAGTAGTCGAGTTTTCAGGCTGGCAATCTCGTTCCACATGCGCTCGAAACTATCCATCAGCGTGTCTCCTAGTCTCTAAGAGTCGGACCAACTCCAACTCCGTTTGCATATCCGTGTCCAATCGGTGATGGGCGTAGACGATGGCCTGATGGGCGGCAAACTTGCGCACCCTGGTAGCCTCTCTCTTGTCGTTGCACGCTGCCGCTATGCGCTGCGCCGAGATGAAATCTCCACCCCGACGCAGCGCCAGCGACACTACTAGCTCAGCCCTCGCGCTGCCCATAGGCAGCGGCTACTAGTGACATCCAATCGGAGGCCAGCATGGTCACCAACGTGTCCCCTCGGTCCTGACGCGACACGACCACCGGGGCGCACGACTCGGCGCAATCTCGCATCGCTTGACGCATCGCGCTTTGAATGGTTGCCGCTCCACGCTTGCACTCGATATGGAACGGGTGGGTGTTTTGAACGTCCCCGCCTTCCACCTTTGCCGTCCTCGTTTGACTGAGATTCCGGCGCGCTGCTGGCCACACCGGGCGCAGCATCTCAGCGACTTCTCGCTCAAACGCTGCGCCCTTATCTCGGCGCCCCTTACCGCTGATGGCCATCAAAACGGAAGGTCGTCGTCGTTGCCACGACGCGGAGCAGAGTAGCTACTGCGCTGCGCAGGACGGCTGCCCGTGGGTCCATCGTCGTAAATGTTGATCCAATGCGAGGGCTTCCCCGCGTCGTCGCGGGTCACCCTAACGACGGTGCCGTCTTCCATCTTGATTGCAAGCTGCGCCACACGCTTATCGAGCGTCGCGCTGAGCTTGCCATCGTCCTTATCCCAAGCGGCGAAAATGCTAATGCTTTCGCCGCCGTCCTTGTGCTTGAGACTGACCTTGATTCGGGGCTTATCTGCCATGTTCTATTCCTCTCCAGTCACTCTGCCAAACCAGCAAGACCGAGAATCGGCCCCGCATCCAACTGAATATCGGCGCACGCCGACTGCAGACGCTCGAGAGCGGCACCGCGCTTGGCTCCGGTTAGAGCCTCGAGCGCGCTAGCGTTCTCGCCAATCCATCCTCGAAGTTGCGCTTCGGTCCTGCAGTCTCCAAGGCTCCGCGGAATCATCGTGGACTCTGCTGGGATGGCTGTCGCGCTAGGCGCCGAGACCACCTCGACTCGCTGAGGAATAGACTCCGCTTCCTCTGGCGCGTAGAGCCCTCCACCGCCAATTGCATCGGGGCAAAAAGCGCGCACGGCTGCGCTGATGCACCGGCTCCGCAACATGGCGTCAGGGTACGTCTGCCATGGTCCGGTTTTGCCGGTCAATCCAGCCCGCTTGGCCATGTCGATGTCCCAGCGTTGTTCATAGCTGGAGCCGTCGCGACTCAGACGCAGCGTGGCCTCCGTGGACGTCGAGCAGACCCATTCGACGCGTACTCCGGCACGGATGGCCCTCGCGAGCATGGCGCCAGCGGAGAGCGTTGGTCGGCCCTGCACAACATGGATTTCCCGGAGCGATTCCATCGGCCCCATACCAAGCTCCGCACCCGTCAAGATGCACGCCGCAATCGCGTTCGGCTGGTTGATGTACTGCGCCGGAACGAAGCCCTTGCTGGTTGCAAGCGATTCCGCGAGCCTGAAAACTTCAGGAACCGAGGTCGGAACTAGTGCTAGCGAATGATTCATCGTCTTTTGTCTCCCTTATAAGCTCAACCGTTTCCCAAAAGTCTGCACACAGTTGCCGCGCGCGCCTGATAGTCGTCTCGTCTCGCTCCACCTCCCAAACCCGGATAGGCCCGTCTTGGCCATGATGCGCTGCCCAGTATTCCCCGCAGATGAGGTATCCCCCGTCCGCTCCTAGGCACGCCATTTCGCCTTGCACCTGCAACGCCCAATACCAGGGCAACGCAGCGCGCTCCGTAACGCTGCATTTTAGCTCCAGAGCATGCAGGATGCCGAGGCTGTCACGTCCCCACGCGTCAGGCGTGCAAGCCAGTCGCGGTTGGTGTCTGTCGATAATCGGCAGCATCTCGGACGGCATTGAGTCGGCGTGACGCACGCTCTCCGGGTCAATACCGCGCGCGATTCCGCGCCGAAGTTGCTCGACGTACTGCTCCAAGAGTTCACGCTCCCGCTCGGTACCTCGAGCCGCAGCGCCTCCAGCGGGACGCGACTCGATGACTCCTGCTTTCTCCAAAACGAAGCGCATCCTTTTGTGGCCACGAGGCTGTCCGATGCGCTGCCTGAGATAGGCCGGAGCCTCCAGCGACGGGTCCGCAGCCAACCAGAGCGCGGGAAGCTCTGAGCAGCCCCAGGCGTGCGCTCGACGCGCTAGCCAGGCGGCACGCGTCACCAGCGCACCTCCGCGTCCGTGTCGCCCCAGTCGGACACGTCCAAGTCGTCGTCATCGGGCTCGTCATGCGTCCAAGAACCGGCCATCCCGGTACCTCCGCAGCTAGCGCATTCGCAGGGATATCCGCTGCCGCCGGAGCCATCGCAGGCGGGGCACAGGTTGTCGTCGTCGGCGGTCATGTAAGCTTCCCGGCGCGCGCTGCCGCACGCGCAGCATCATACGCCCCATGCGATTCCGCATACTGCGTACGCGACACACTTACAGCCGCATACGCACGCGAGCGCGCATCCGCGCGCGCTGCCGCACGCGCCGTTGAACGCGCCTCCCCATACGCGTCCGCAATGGCTAGCGCATACGTTTTTGCGTACTCTTCCGCATACGCCTCCGCATACGCCTTTGCATCTGCGGCTGCCGCCTCACGCGCCTTCTTATCGTGTTCCATCATCGTCCCCTACATCAACATCCACAGCATCGAGCACACCACAGCCAGCGCAGCCGTGGCGAGCCACGCCAGAGCCTCTAGGACCATTCCTGGGCGCAGCATGGGCGCAGGCCGCACGCGTCTATTCCGGCGCGTTGGCGGGGCTGCTGAGGGCTCCCAAGGCGTGTGACGGCGCCTCATGATGCCTCCTCGCAAGTGACGGTGATGGAATCAACGTCTCCGTCCCGGAGCGATGCGAGGTCCCAGAGCAGCGAGGACATATCCTCGCCATCTCCGAAGGCGACGCGGGACGCTCCGACGTAGACCGCCTCCCGGTAGCGGCAGCCACCGCCACCGCTGGGGCTGCCACCTACCGCTCGGACCTCGCTATCGCGTAGCTCCAGCAGCGTGCGCGGGGTGAGCCTGACGTGCTGCCTGACTGGCTCCACGATTCCTCCGTCACGCGTGGCGTGCGACGTCACTCCGTAGCCAAGGGCTCGGCAGCCCCGGACGATGCGCATTGCAAAGCGGCTCATGACGCCACCTCCGAGAACTCGCAAACCATCCTCCGGACGTAGATTCGGCGCACCTTGGCGATGGCTGCGTCCGTGTCGGACGTGCCGGCGTCGCGCAGCATCGTCGCGATGTCGCGGTCCGACCACTCGCAGTCGAGCGTGCCGTCGGCCGCCTGGGCGGCGACGACGTCGTGCGTCTCGAGGCGGTCAATCTCGGCGCAATCAAGCGCAATCAGCGCGTCCGCTACGTCGGCCTCCAGCGATTGCGAGGCCGCGGAGTAGTAGGTCTGGTAGGTCATCGTCGTTCGTCCCTTTCTCTCGGTCACCGTCATCGGCGACCACTCGAGGAGCATGCAGGACGTGCCGGAATCGTGCAAGTTTTTTTTCGCATTGGCATCGAAAAACATTTTTCGCATGGTTTCTTGCCTCGCAAGCCCCGCGCTGGTATTGGCATCGGGCGCATCTGTGCGCGGGAGGATGGAGCAGGCATGGCTAACAAGCTGGCGAGGTGGCTACAGGTAGAGGGGCTCGGAGCATCGGAACGCGTCATTAGAGCGGCAGGTATTAGCCGCCCGACGCTGGCGACGTATGCAGCCGCTACCCCCGGAGAAATCCCCGGAATGCGCGTCGCGCGCGCCATCTCGAGGGCTACCGGGCTCTCCGTTGCCGACGTGCTGCGGCTGACGCCGGGGGAGCGCCGATGACCCTCGCGCTAGTCCGACTCGCTGGGCGCGCGGCCCGTCGAGCCGCGGTGCTGCTGGCTCGACTGGAGACGCGTCTAGAGGGCGCAGAGAGGCTGGGCGTATGAGTAGCGGATGGGCGAGATGGGTATACCTAGCCAATAGCGGCAAGGCAGCCAGGGCTGCGCAGCGCCAGCGTGCGCTGCCATGCGTCGAGCTAGGCCAGCGGCCTAGCCTGACTCCAGAGCAGACCGCAGCGGCTGCCGAGGCGATGCAGCGGCTTCTCCGTGGCGAGATGACGACCGCTCAGTATGCGGAGGCTCTGTGGCGGCTCTGACGTGCGCTGACCCCGCGCTTGAGCTTCGTTACCTAGCCAGCGTCCTACATCGCGCCGAAGCGCTGGAGCAGGCTCCAGTCACCCACGGGGACCTCACCAGCCCAGCACACCAAGCGCTGCTCGGCGCACTAGTGGCCATTCGCGCTCGACGCGAGGAGGTCACGCCGTCAGCGCTGCGCCTAGAGCTGGACCGCCAGGGCAGGCTATTGCAGGTCGGCGAAGACCGGCTGCTCCAGCTTGAGTCTACGCTGGAGCTAGACCCACACGCCTGCGCTCGACGGCTCCGAGAACTCTCGCAGGCCAGGACGCTCAGGGACGCTAGCCTCCAGGCTGCAGCGCTTGCGGAACGCGGGTCTCTGCTCGAGGCGCGCTCAGCGCTGGCCGCGGTGGCGTTCTCCGAGGACGTCTCCGAGGACCCGGTGTTGACGTTCCGAGAGCTTTTGACGGAGTCGGTTTCAGCACTCTCCGAAGCCAGCAAAACCAAGCGATTCGTGCGCCTCGGCACACCTAGCCTCGACGATGTTTTCCGGGCTGGACCGGGTGACCTAGTGGTACTCGGCGCAGCCACAAACGTCGGCAAATCCACGCTTCTCTGGACGTGGGCGATGTCGCTGGCGCGCTCCGGGACTCCGGTCGGCATCATCAGCATCGAGGACGGCGCCGAAGATTTCGGCTCTAAGGGCTTGGCCGCAATCTCCGGCGTAGACACCTCGGCAATGTGGTCAACCGGACTCCGAGCGGAGCACTCTACGCCCATCTCAGCAGGCATTGACCGAGAGGCCAACCTCCCGATTTCATTCGCAAAAATCAGGTCCCGCAGCATCGAGGGCGTGGTGTCGCGGATGGCCTACATGGTCCGAGTGCGTGGCTGCAAGGTGCTCCTCGTGGACTACCTCCAGGCCATCAGACACCGGGACGTGGGAAGCTCAACGCGTGAAAAAGTCAACGATAGCCTCGCGACCCTCATGGCTGCCGCAGCACAACTTGGCGCAACGCTGGTGCTCGCCAGCCAACTCAGGCGCGCCAGCGAAGGCGGCAAATACCAGGAACCAGGGGACGGTGACCTCAAAGAATCCGGAGACATAGAGAACTCCGCGCAGGCTATCGTCTTGCTCTGGCGAGAGACTGACGAGGAGTCGGACCCTCGATACGGCTGCGTTTTTGGCAAGGTCGCCAAGGTCAAGCGCGCCAGCGCTGGGCGACGATTCTGGATGCGCCGAGATGGCTATGGATTGCTTCAAGAACAGGGCGGACCAGCCCCGAAGAAGGCCAAGGGCGGCTGGTAGCGCGTATGCGCGCGCATACGGTTTGCGCGCGCGTTAACCGGGCATAAGCGCGCGCATAATACTCCAGCCCCTCCGGCTGGATAACTCGAGCAGCCCCTAGAATCCCCCAGAAGCCTCGCTAGCAGCCTGGGTGCTACCTGCGGCCGTCTTGACGGCTGGGAGCGCTTCTAGCGCCATCCTAGGCGCTCCAATCGGCCACGCTGCCGGACGGTGCAACCAGCCAGCGACCAAGACGACCCTCGCGCGCGCGCCCGCGCTTCTCCGTAGAAGCTCCTATGAGAGCTTCTAAGCTAGCCTCTAAGCGGTTTTTAGTATTTAGTTATGGGTTTTCTCTAAGTGCAGCATCTTATTTACGGGTTTTCTCCAATATGATGCTGAACTTAGAGGAAACCCTAACAACCAAAATAGAAAGACGCTTAGAGGCTAGAGTAGAGGCTAGGATAGAGGCTAGAATAGATGATAGAGAATAAGAATAAGAGAGCGCGCGCACGCGTAGCACTCTCCATGCCAGAGCTTGTGAGGGAGTGGTGTCGGGTAGCGGTGGACGAGGTCGATGGAGCGCCCCACGGGCTGCTGGAGGAGGGCGATTGGCATGGCTGGGGACGGCTCGGAGCATGGTGCGAGCGGATGGCCTGCCGGGGCCTGGGGGACGGCAGAGCGGATTGCATTGCCGCCGCGCTTGCGACGAGGTGGGCGCACTCAGCAGAGGCTCGAAGCTCCGGTTGGCATCCGGGAGAGCTTGCCGCCAATCCGGAGAGATTCTGGGTTGCTCTGTTGTGCTATTCGGTGCCAACATGAGCGGGAGCGCTGCCGCCGATGCGGAGCGCTAGAATGCGAGCGAGCGCTAGACGCGGGGACGTGCGTGCCCTGCCAGCTCAGGAGACGAGATGCGCAAGAAGAGGCCGGTCTCGGCTGAGAGCGTCCCGGAAGTTGTCCAGGGTGCTGTGAGGGATGTTGTTTCCATTGACCTCGTGGCGCACAGTCGCGCGCGCGCAGAGTGGCGGAATGATGAGCGAATCGGCGCCTTGGTGGCCATGCTGGAGTTGGGCATCCCAATCGTTGCGGCTTGTGCCAAGCTCGCGATTCCCAGGCGCTCTCTTTACGATGCGATGGGCGCAGACGAGGCGCTGAGGCAGCGCATCGATGACGCCAGGGCATCGTGGGAGGCGCAGGCGGTTGGGCGCATCATGGAAGCGGACGACTGGAAGGCGCAGGCATGGGCGCTGGAACGTCGAATCCCGGCGAGGTGGGCGCCTCCGAAGGAGCGCAAGGAAATCTCAGGACCCGGAGGCGGTCCCGTCCAACTCGCTGCCGTCGATGCCGTCGATAGGATGACCGATACGGAGTTGTCGGCAGCGGCTCGAGCGCTGCTGGACGGTGGCCGATGACGCTGCCTTGGCCGTGCCTAATCCGCGCTGCGGAGCCTAGCGATACCGGACTCGTCGCTCACTCATGGGTGGAGAGCTACTACAGGGGCTCCAGGGACGTGCGAGGCGTCAAGGTCTCGCACTACAGGCAGCCAATGTTCCGACGCGTGGAGCGCATCCTAGCGTCATCATCGACGCTGGTAGCGTGCGAGCCTGATGACCGCGACCACCTTCTCGGCTGGGTCTGCTGGCGAGGTCCGACGCTCCATTACTGCTACGTGACGCAGCTCCGGCGTTCAAGCGGACTCATGGCCGCTCTGCTCGACGCAGCGGACCGGGATGGCCAAATGGAGACCTATTCTCATCGGACAGACCGTTGGATGTCGATGGAGGATAGTCGGACTCTCCGCTTCAACCCCTGCTCGATTTGGCATCTGTGAGCCTCGAGCGCGCCATCCTGCAGCGCGTGGTCCGGATGGAGTTGGACCGGCGCGGTCTCTCCAGCCTCGCCAGGTGGTGCCCGCATCTCCCCACGGAGCGTCAGCTAGCGTTCCTCGCCTCCGAGGCTTTCGAGGCGCTCTATGGAGGCGCAGCCGGTGGCGGCAAGTCCGATGCGCTGCTGATGGACCATGCGCGCTTCTTCGACGTGCCTGGATACGCTGGCCTGCTGCTGCGCAGGACGTACACGGACCTTTCGTTGCCCGGAGCGCTGATGGACCGCGCTAGGTCGTGGTGGAGCGGCACCGGGGCAAGCTGGAATGACCGGGAAAAGCGCTGGACGTTTCCCAGCGGGGCAACGCTCTCATTCGGCTATTGCGAGTCTCCCGCAGACGTATTTCGATACCAGGGAAGCGAACTGCATCGCATCGGAGTCGATGAACTCACGCAATGGGAGGAACGACCGTATCGTTACCTCCTCGGCCGAATCCGGCGCGTGGCTGGCGTTTCGGTGCCGCTCGGGATGCGCGCAGCGACCAACCCGGGAGGCGTAGGCCACTCATGGGTCAAATCGAGGTTCATTGAGCCTCCGGACACCTCTAGGCCGTTCATCCCAGCCAAGATTGACGACAATCCTCACCTTGACCGTGCCGAATACCGGCGCGCGCTATCCCTGCTCGACGACACGACGCGGGACCAACTCGAGCGCGGTCTCTGGCTGCAGGATGAGGCTGGACGCATCTATCGCTACGAGGCAGAGCGCAACGCCGTCAGCGCCATCCCGGAGCGTGACGATTGGCGCGTTATCCTCGCGGTTGACCTTGGCGCATCGGAGCGTGAGCCCACGTCTGGATTCGTCGTGGTGTTGTGGCATCCGCACGACGAGGTCACCTATATCTCGGAAGCCTGGAAAGAGGCGGGGCTAACGCCGTCGAGCTTGGCAGAGCGCATCAAAGCCACCGAGGCTCGCTACCGGGAATCCGGCTGCGTCTGGGATGGAACCATCCTTGACGAAGGCGCGCTTGGTCGTGGCTACGGAAACGAGATGCGAGCGCGCTATGGAATCGCAGCCAGGGCAGCAGAGAAGCGAGACAAGCTAGGCTATCGGAAGCTCCTCAACGGAGCCTTTCGGGACGGTCGCATCAAACTCCGTGCGGACTCCTGCCGAGAGCTAATCAGCGAGTTGGATAACCTTCTATGGAACCCTGCCGGGACCGATGCGGCACCGGGACTAGCGGACCATATCTCCGACGCGCTATTGTACGGCTGGAGAATGGCGCGCTCCTATGCGAGCCAGACCCCAGCGACACTCCCGGCCGCAGGCACTCCAGAGCATTCAGCACAGCAGGCGAGAGAATGGCGAGAGAGAGAACGTCAGGCGTGGAGCCGGAAGCAGGACTCGGCACCGGGAGAGGATTGGTGAGCGAGCTTGCATCGCTTATCGAGCATCTCCGCGCATCGGGAGCCGTCCGAGTCCGCGTCGGCGATGTCGAGGTCCAATGGGCTGGACCGCCCACGCGCGCTGTTGAGACTGACCGGCCGGTGTCGCTTGAAGAGCGCCAGACCCGCGCACGCGACGACGAAGAATCTCTACTTTTTGCAGCGAGCGGGTGATTAGATGGCCGTCGATTTGCGTCAATTTGCAGGCGGTCGTGTCTCTGACCGTCGCTGGTGGTTGCAGGACCCCGGCAAGTCGCATCATGCGTTGGTGGGAGTCGCTGCGTTTCTCGCTGAGCGCTCCCGCAGCCGTCATGAGATGGACCGGCGCCATCTGCGCCTCTACGGAGGCGCCGAGTATTTCGGACTTTTCCCCGGGTCCTACTCTCGAGTCCTGCCGACTGACCTCCGCGTGGCCTGGAACGTGGTCCAGGCTTGCAGCGATACATACGTCGCCAAGATGGTGCGGAGCACTCCTGCGCCGATGTTTCTTACCAGCGGCGCCGACTACGATGTGCGCCGAAAGGCAGAAAAGCTCAACAAGTTTGGCAAAGGCTGCCTGCATCAGTCGAACGCCTACCGCATCGCTCCCACCATCGAGCGTGACGCGGCAATCTTCGGGACTGGATGTCTCCACGTCTACTCCGATGCAGAGACCGGCCGAATCCGTTCGGAGCGCGTCTATCCGTGGGAAATCTTGGTCGATGACGTCGAGGCGATGTACGGAGAACCGCGCCAGCTAATCCGACGCAAGTTCATCGACCGTGGCGTCCTTGCGGAACTCTACGGTGCAGGAGACTCCGAGGAGGCAGCGGAGCGGCGTCGAGCAATCGAGCGCGCTCCGGAGCCCTCCAGGGAGCTTACCGGACGAGACACGCTATCGGACCAAGTCGAGGTCTGGGAGGCGTGGCATCTGCGCAGCAGCCAGAGCGCACAGGACGGTCGCCACGTTATCGCCGTCCAGGGTGCAACGCTCTTCGACGAACCGTGGGAGCGTGACCGATTCCCGTTCGCTTTCCGTCGCTACGTTGACCCCGTCGTCGGGTTCTGGGGCATCGGCATCTCGGAGCGATTGACCGGCATCCAACTCGAAATCAACAAGCTGTTGATGCGCATCCAGCGCGCGCACCACCTATTGGGGCGCCCTATCGTCGTGCTCGACGAGACCTCGGGCATCCCCAAGACGCACATCACAAACGAGGTCGCTGCCGTCCTCGTTAGCTCGCATCCTGGCGACCCCATCAAGGTCCACGCGCCTCCCACGATGCCTCCGGACGTGTATTCGCACTTGATGACGCTGAGAGCGCAGGCATTCGAAGAGGTCGGCGTCTCTGCGCTTGATTCCAGCGCTCGCAAGCCTGCTGGGCTCAATAGCGGAGCCAGTATCCGAGAGTATTCCGACATCGGTAGCGAGAGATTCCTACTTCAAGGCAAGAGGCGCGAAGAGTGGTTCCTTGACGTTGTCAGGCTCTGCCTCGATGAAGCTCGCGAGCTTGACGGTTTCTCGGTCGATGTACCCGGCCGGAGCACCAAGGAGCGCATCGATTGGTCGTCCGTTTCGCTGGAGGACGACGCGTATTTCCTGCAATGCTACCCGGCCGCGCTGCTGCCTTCTCAGCCCTCGGGACGCGTCGAAAAAGTCCAAGAGTTGATCGCAACGGGCATGATTCCTAGGGAGCAGGCCCTCGAGCTTCTCGACATCCCGGACCTGGACGAGAGCCGAGGCAGGCTACTGGCTGGCCAGGACGCAGCGCGCTCCCAGATTGCGAGCATTCTTGACGGCATGCCTGCGCCGGTCCCAGAGGCTCTGGACGACCTCCGGGCGATTCTCCAGCTAGGTCAGGCAACGTACCTGCAGGAGAGGACCGCAGGCGCTCCAGAGGAGCGGCTAGAGGCGCTCCGGCAATACCTGATGCTGGCTGCTGACATGATGCGTCCGCCAGCCGCTGAGACTGTACCAGAGGCTGCGCCGATTCCCGGCGCGCCTGCTGGACCGGAGATGATGACAGCATGAGCGCAGAGATTGACAGCGCACCGACCGAAGCGACGACGATGGAGCAGGCTCCGGCCGAGGCTGCCGCAGCCGTCGAGCCTGCTGCCGAGGCAGCGGAGGAGGAGCGCGTAAGCGCGAAGTTGCTCGCAAGGATTCGGGCCACAGAGCAGCGGACACGCTCGCAAGCCAAGGCTGCCGAGGCGAAGGCTCGCGAGGCGGAGGAGACGCTGCGCTCCGTTGCCGCTGACAGGGAGCTCCAGGCGAAGGCCAAGGCTGGCGACTGGAAGGCGCGCGAAGCGCTGCTAGAGGCGCACGGGATTAGCTACGATGACTTGACCAGATGGAAGCTCACGGGTGGGCGCGTTGACCCTGCAGAGGAGGTCAAGCGCGAGCTTGGAGAGCTAAAGGCGCAGCTTTCGGAGCGTGAGAAGCAGGCGCAGGAAGCCGCTACTAGGTCGGCATGGGATGAACGTCTATCGACGTTCGCGAGCGTGGCGCAGGACCCCTCGAGCGCTGCGCCGTTGGTTGCTGGCGAGTTGCAGGATGACCCTGCATTCGTCCATGAGACCGTCAAAGCGATGGTCGAGCAAAACCCGCAGATGACCTATTTGCAGGCCGTCCAAGCGTTTGAGTCCTACCTACGCCAGCAGACGGAGCGCCGATATGGGCGCATCAAGCCTGCTATTGACTCTGCACCTGCGGAGTCGAACAATGCTGTTGCCGATAAGACTACAAGCGGCAAGCGTCCCAGAGACTCAGCGGGACAACGCAGCACCGGGGATGGTCCTCGGCGCCTCACTAACGCATCATCGTCGGAGCGTTCCAAGCTCGCCACGCCCTCTACGCCGCGAAACGCGGTAGAGCGTGAGCAGCAGGAAAAAGAGCGAATCCGACGCGCAATCGATGCAATGTCCCGCTGATTAGGAGTCTTTGTCATGGCCGCTTTTGGAGCTATTTCCGCTGATTTGGTTGCAGTCCTCAAGGAGCTTTACCCCACGGGTGTTCCGAAGGACGTCCTCTACGCGAAGTCGCCCTTCCTCGCGATGGTGCCGAAGAGCACCGACGAGGCGTACGGCGACACCATCAAGTGCCCTATCCTGTGGAGCGACCCGCAGGGTACCTCGGCTGCTTTCGCGACTGCTCGGACGAACTCGAGCGGCTCAAAGTACAGCGCTTTCAAGCTCGACACGGTCGATCAGTATGGTGTGGCGACCATCACGGGCAGGGCGATTGACAAGTCGAAGAATGACCGTGGTTCGTTCGTCCGTGGCGTGAAGTCGCAGATGGATGGAATCATGCGCCAGGTTGGCCGCAGGTTGACCCACAACGTCTTCCGCAACAGCGGTGGTGCGATTGGCCAGGTCAGCGCGATTTCGACTAACACCATCACGCTGACCAACGTGCGCGACGTGCGCTATTTCGAGGTCCAGCAGGTTGTCAACTTCGCGACGACTGACGGAACCTCGGGCGCCATCCGGACTGGCACGCTGACGGTTTCGGCCGTCAATCGTGCGACTGGCGTGGTCACGTTCACGACCAACGTCACGGCTGGCATCGCTGCTGCTGCGACGTCGGATTACGTGTTCG